TAGGTCTTGATCTATTAAAAATGGCGTATTACGTAGATTCCCGTTCATCATTTTATTTAATATAGCTACTTCTTTCATTGTAAAGCCATCTAAGTTCATGACACCATGATAGCGGTTTAAATCGGCTAACTCTACATCATTATCTGGCACTAATCTGTTAACTGGCGTTAATATAAGCTCATCTGATGTCGTCGTCTTAAATAGGTCTGCTGGTATCTTAAAAAGTCCGTTGACGAAGCCCATATGATCACCAAAATGTTGGCCACTACTTGAATGTCCATCATCATAAGTATACATCTTCCAAACTTTTATGTCCTTTATAAAGCTGTACTGTTCTTTTTGAGCTTCTGTCATGTCTTGTGGGTTATCATATAATGCCGCAGGTACACCATCGACCCAGTTGTCTAGTTCGCGTATCCAATGGTAGATATCTCTATCATATTTGGTTATGCCCACAGCTGTGTCTACTGTTCTTATATACTCACATAACTTATCAACTTTTTGAGTTTGATTGGCTGCTTCGACAATCTCTTTTACCAATTCCAACCTGAGCTTGATTTTGTGGTTATACTGCGTGTTCTTTTCTACCATATCTAGTTTTGCTATATATTGGTAAAATACGAACAGCAGGGACATGGAGTTATCGTAGAATCTATTAGTAATAACTGAATCAAAATACTTATTCAAGCGTTGCTCCTTCAAATCCGTTGAGGTACTTATTTCACGTAGCATCTTAAGGACTGCCACGTATGATGGGGTACCATCCGTGTTTAGGCAAGCTTTGTTCAGGCCAAACACCGATTGTTGATTTGGCCCGACTAAAATACTCTGTTTGATACCGTATATGGTACCTTTAGCCATGCTAACCGCAGTTTGTCTCATCTGCTCCGCCATAGCACTTATTGTCCAGGGCTTTTCACGGTTTTTCAAACCATCCTGGTCACACCCTGCCCGTTTAGCGGTTTCGGGTGTATCAAATATTTTGTTGTCCTTCTGGACATCATGTTTAGTCTTGCCGACCTTTTGAATGTCTAGTATGTCTAGACGTAAGTGTGTTTTGGCCCAGATCTGACCGTCAATATATTTAACCACCGCAGCGGTTGCGTTGATAAAGTTGTTGATGGGTTGCATCGTGTAAGAAAAGATTT